ATGCTCACAATCCAAGGAAAATTTCACTATCAGGGAGACCTGAAAAAAACGCCGGTCGACGAAATCAACCTGCTTTTCGACTTCCCGGTCTATGAGTACCAGGAGGTTGACGAAGGCAGCGCCGTGGTGCGCCGTATCGTTTCGGCGCGGGAAACGCTCTCCCTGAGAAAAGAGCTGAAATCCACGGGATACAACCTGAAATTCCCGGCCAGCTCCATCACCGGCGAAAAAAATCAGGACATCAGGATGTTCACCAGCTTTCTGATGCAGCCGGACATCACGTTGGAGCATCTGACAACGGCCTTTGATGTCCGGTACCTGACGCAGACAAATGACACTCCTCTGGGACAGGAAAGCTTCGAGGCCCTCTACTTCCTGAAACTGGACCACACCGAGACGCCGTCGATCTCCAAGATCCTGAAACAAAAAATGAAGCATCCGGATGTTTATCAGGAACAGCTGGCCCGGATGATGTTCCTGATAAACAAAAAGGCATATCTTGAACTTTTCAGGCAGATCTCGCTGCCGGGCATGGTGGAGGTGAAAAAACGATCCTCGGAGTTTGAAGAGTTATACCTGTTGCAGATCATTGCCCTGTTGGCGGATGTACAAGAAAAACAACCGCTGCTGGCTAAAGAGAGCGAAGAATTGAACGAGATGGCGCTGTCAATGCTCTCCAGCGTCCGCAAACCGGTCGAAGCCCTGAAGACCATCAAGAAGCAGTTCAGCAGCCTGTTCGAATTCCCGGTGGCCGTCCCGGAGATGAAGACGGTCGAGATCGCCGGCTCCTTCACCGTCACAACCTCCGATGGTTCGGCAATTGCCGCCAAGGATCTCTCCCTGTACGACCTCTCGGTCGAATACCTTCAGAAAAGCCAAGAGGGCGAGGGGCACACCCGGACGCTGCACTTCGACTGGGACAAAAGTAACGCCATAACCGGCAACACCGTCCCGTTTTCCTTCTCCGAACTGCGGCCGGTAATCCGGAATACTCTTGCAGGCCTCATCTCCGTCGATGTCAAGGCCTACGACGGCTCGCTGCTCTATACAAAGGATTTTCACCCGGAAGACCCTGCCCTGCGCGCCCTGAAGATCGAGGTTCCCTTGCTGCGCCCCGTCACCCTGAACCCGGCCGACAGGATCCCGGCGGTCGGCAAGCACAAAAAGCTCAGGGGGCAGGTTATCAGGTTGAGCAAGAAGACCCCGCTCAAAAATCTGACGGTGGTGGTTCAGGCGAAAAAAGAAGGGGATGACATCTGGCGCATCGTCGGATCGGCATCCACCGATGGCTCCGGCAACTTCACCATGCCCTATCCCTACGGGGATTACCGGCAGGCCCAGGCGATCGTTTGCCTCACCCCGGACAACCCGGCGGACATCCCGATCGTCTCCGGCAAGGAAAACGAGACCATTTCGGACGACTTCCTCTACCTGCTGGTCAAGGAATCCGATTGCGTTCCGGTGGCCGGCGACGAGGAGTGCGACGGCAAGGAGTCCGGCAAGGCATCGCGGCTTCCCGACCAGGCGGATCTGATCGGCTCCCCGGACTACTCGCAGGACTTGGGCGGGTCGTGCGTAAACCTCTCGACCCCGAACCGCACCCTGAATGAGTACAGCTACAAGGCGGTGGTGCGCACCTCCGACCCCGACGTGGCCAACTACACCCTCGCCAAGACGGACAAACTCCAGGGGGGCGTATATCAAGGAAGTTCCTACACCCTCACCGGAGGAACAGGCAAGAGGAAACGCGCCCCGGTCGACCTCACCAACCCGATCCAGTGGCAGGACGCCCCGGACGACAAAAAGAATCTCTCTTTCTACCAGACGGTGTCCGTCGCCACCGGGCATGTCCTGCACTACAAGGCGCTGTTCAAGGCGGACGGCTACTCGATGGGGGATCTCTTGTATTCACTGGCGCTGGCGCCGGGCCAAAAGAAGGAGATCGTGGTGTTCGACTCCTCCCACTCCCTGCGGGGAGCGGAAAGCCAAACCATCTCCCAGGGAGAGAGGCTGGCCGCCGGAATCGTGGATGACCGGGAGATAACAGACCAGCTGAGCGGCAATATCAGCGAATCGTTGACGGGAAGCAGTTCCGCCAACACCAGCGGGGTGAGCGCCGGGTTGGGCATCGGCGCCATCATCGGACCGGTCGGTGCGGTGCTGGGGGTCTCGGGCGGCGTGGCGAATTCCAATTCCTCCGCCTCGCAGGACAGCTCGCGCACCGTCTCGCAGTTCTTCGGGGAGAAGCTGCGCCAGTCCATCATGCAGAACGCGGAATCCTACCGGCAGCTGAACGCCTCGGTGGTGACCACGGTGCAGGAAGGACAGCGCTACACGGCGACGACGGAGGTGGTGGCGAACCATAACCACTGCCACGCCCTCACCATGATGTACTTCGAGGTGTTGCGCCATTACGCCATCTTTCAGGAACTCTCCAGCGTGGAAGAGTGCGTCTTCGTCCCGCTTTTGATGACCAATTTCACCACGCAGAACATCTACAAATGGCGTGATGTGCTGGCACGCCACCTGTTGCCCCTTCCCTCCAACACCTATCTGCAGCCCTTCAGCTTCATCGGATTCGGACGCCAGCACCCGCTGCTCAGGGCCTTCGACGCCAACGAGCGGATCACGACCAACTACGCCAATATCGACTTCCCGGCCGGCAGCTACGACGACGAACGGATCAGCTTCGTCAAGGGCGATATCTATCTGAGAACCAACTTGCCCAGACCCAAGACGAGGTACGACAGGATTTTATCCCTGCCGGTGGTGACACGCACCACGACTACCAGCAGCATGGCCGGCGCCGCGGCAGGCAGCGCGGCGGGAGGCCTTGCGGGCTCCATCATCGGCTCGGTGATCGGCTCGGTGGTTCCGGGGATCGGAACGATTATCGGCGCCCTGGTCGGCGGCGCAATGGGCACCTCTGTCGGCGCCGAAATCGGCGCCGACACCCAGACCACCGTTACCCTGGTGAAGAAGCAGATCTTCGACGCCTTCATGCAGCTCGATGCGAACTACGAAACGGTCCCGCCGGCGCAATGCATCCGGGTGACCAACTTCCAGCCGTCCAGCATGACCATCATGGGCATCACCATCCAGATTTCCGGGATGGACTTCTTCGACAACGACATCGTCGACAAGGAACTCTGGACCACCTACGCCTCGATCCTTGGGTACGACGACGTGCTCAAGATGCTCGACCACTATTTCAAAAACCGGCTGATCTCCGAGTGGGACCAGATCTTCCACAACGACATGGCCCCGGTCATCTTCGCGAAGATCGTGGACAGCATCAATATGGAATTCATCGCGACGGACCTGACCAGCACCGTTCGCTACCGCGGCGGCGAGCGGGTGATGCGCATTGCCTTGAACGGCACCACCAACCTGAAGCGGAATGAATTCCCGCTGCATTTAAAGATTTTCTCAGGCAGTGAACTCATCAAAAAGCTGAACGGGTCGGTGACACTCACCGTGGAAAACGTGCGCATCTACTATTCCACCCCCCATTACAACGGCACGCTTTACAGCGGCTTTGTCAACGACGACCTTCTGGACGGCACCTCCTTGTTCATCCCGGAAAACAGCGACGAAAAGCGCAACCCCAGAAAAGAGGACGCCTATCTGGTCGACAAGCTGCTGGAGCACCTGAACAGCAACCTGGAGCACTACAACAAGGTGCTCTGGTACAACCTGGATCCGGACCGGCGCTACATGCTGCTGGACGGCTTCAACATCCAGATCTTCAACGACTTCAACCTCCCCGCCGGATACCGCAGCCTCGCCTCGGTGGTGAAGAACGAACTCATCACCATAACCGGCAATGCGCTGGTGTTCCCGGTCGCGGCAGGCTACCGGGTGAGCCAGTCCTACATCATAGCCCGGTCGGAGGAAGGAAACGAGACGGTTACCCTCTTCGACCACTACCAGCCGCTGACCCCGGTGGAACCATACCGCATCAGCGTCCCGACCCGCGGCGTGTTCGCCGAGGCGGTGCTGGGGGTCTGCAACTCGTGCGAAGAGATCGAATCCGACCGTCTGCAGGATTGGAACCGGTTCCCCAACACCGACGAGCCTACCCAGATTCTGCCTCTCACCCCGCCCAGCCCCACCATTACCGACTGGAAGGCGGCCTTCAAGGATTTGGTCTCGCCGCTCATCAGCATCCAGAACGCCCCCGCCGCCCCGGCGCCGGGAGCAGGTCTGACAGGACTGTCGGAGCTGCTCGGCAAGAGCGGCGTCTTCAAGGACATCACCGGGCTGGATGCCAACCAGCAGAACGTCATAAAAACCTACCTGTCCAACCAGGAGAACGCCAAGGCATTCGCCGAAATGGCCAAGGGCATGGCGATGCAGAGCCACAATACGGAAAACTCTGACAAGATCATGAGCTCTCTCAACGATGCGAAAAAATCCGGGGCGATTTCGCAGGAGGATTACGGGACGCTGGTCAAGGAGCACCTCCAGCAACAGATAGATGGAGGCGAAAGCAAGAAGGCGGAGGACGAGAAGGCCAAAACTGCCAAACCGACGCTCACCGACGCCGCCGTCAAGGCTGCGGACCAGGGGAAGGGTGTCAAGGCGCAGAAGACCGACCCCGAGGGAAACACCGAAACCGTGGAGATAAGCGGCAACAACACGAGTTCCGTGCTGGCGCAGGTCTCGGGCATCGTTCCGACGCTCCTGCAGAAGAACAAGCTGGCCTGCTGGGCAACCGCCGCCACCATGATGATGTGCTGGAAAAAAGGAAAGTCCCTCTCTGTGCCCGAGGTTCTCAGCCAGGCCGGGGACCAGTACCTTGTCAAATTCAATAGCGGCGAAGGACTCCAGGCAAGCGAAAAAGATGAATTCATCGCGGCGCTCGGCATGACCGGCGAGGCTACAGCCGCCAACTTCTCCCTGCAACAATACATTAACTGGCTGAACACCTACGGCCCGCTCTGGATCACCACCGATGCCGCCGGCAGCGCCGAAGTCTTTTCGCCTCACGCCCGAATCTTGACCAAGATCGTCGGCACAGGCACGCCCGACGGCAAGGGGACGGATTTCATCTTCAACGACCCTGCCACCGGCACGGAAAAACAGGAGCATTTCGCTGACTTCATCAGGGGTTTCGAGCAGATGATATTGGAAAACCCCGACGCCGCCTTCATCCAGGTGGTCCACTTCAGGGACAAGGTGATGACTGCCACGGAGGGAGGAGCCCCCACCTTGAGCGACGAAGAGAAGATCGCCCAACTCAAGACGGACAATAAACTTACCTTTGCCGCCAAGAAAGAATACCTGGATCTGCTGGCGGGCAAGTCCTTCCTCGACGCCCTCAAGTCCGTCTACACCCTGAGCAGGATAACGACCACCGCCAAGGATGCCAAGGGGGTGGAGACGACGACGGCGACCGGCTTCAAGACCATCGAGGATCTGCTGGACCGAAGCACGACCGTGGCGGACGAAAAGGCAGCCTACAAGGCGGTCGACGACAAGGGTGTTCTGAAACGCCTCAAGGTAATCCACGACGAAAATATCCCCTCGGACCTCACCGACACGGAGAAGGTGGAGGCGGCCGCGTTTTTCACCGACCAGATGGAGGCCAACCGGGCGGAGATCCAGACCACCTTCGCCAAAACCGGGGCTGAAGATCATCTTATCCTGAAATCCTTCCCAACCTCGGCCGAGGTGAAGGAGAACACCAAGAGCATCATCCATACCTGCATCAAATTCTCCGTCGGCAACAAGAAGCACATAGCGTACTGCCTTGCCACGGCCAACGGCGAGTCCCATTTCCAACCGATCATGGAGGGGAACGACTACTGCTCAACGTACAAGTACCGGGAAACGTGGGCGCAGTACTACTATTCCGCCGCGGGCAAACAGTCGTACAACTCGGGGAAAGTGGCCAATGGGCAGACGCAGCTCTCCGACTATCTGATCGCGCAGATGACCGCCATCGACTACCTCAAGGTAACCGACTCGGCCAAGAGAACCTTTACCAAGGGAAAAAACATCGACGATGCCAACTTCGACAAGCTCAAGACCCTGCTCACCACTTCCATGTCGGCAAAGGATTCGGCGGACAAGTGGACCGACATCGCCAAGGATAAGGCCCAAACCGCGGCCTTGTTTGCGGAAATGACGTCCATCGTCAACACCGAAAAACCGGCCAAGAGAATCATTACCGACGAGATGCTGATGAATGCCGACTTCCACCGATACGCAGGAAAAGGATTCATCCAGGCCACCGGCAAGGCCTCGTACCAAAACGTAATGGCGAAGATAAAGCTCGACGTCCCCGCCTTTGCCGTCGACCTCGTCAATGAGCCGGAAAAAATCCTGATTCCGGAAAATGGCATCTACTCCCTGGTTCTTGGCCTGAAGCGAGGGGCCTACGGCTCGGGAAAGGAGATCGGCTTTTATCTGAAAGACGGCAGTGCAACTGCTGATGGTGACTGGGATGAGGCAAGGGATTGCGTCAATCCCGGAGAGAAGGAAAGAAGGAAAATGTTCGGCCAATGCGCCAAAATCTACGCCGATGTCGTGTTCAGACTGAAGGCCTGACGGCGAAGCGGCCGGACGCCGCCACGAACGCCCGGCATACAAAAAAAAAGGAGTTACGTCGCGTGACGTAACTCCTTGATTTCTCACTTGGTGACCTCTACGGGACTCGAACCCGTGTTACCGGCGTGAGAGGTGTGTCTCGCAGTTAGTGTCGCAAGGATTTCCGGCCTGTGTTCCATTATTTTACCACTCGCAGCCGACATTTCTCCTTTTTGGCGGGTTGCTGGGGTGGTTCCGCCGTCGGCTTTTCTTCCTGGCGCATGAACGGGAACTGGTCCTCGTATACCTCACCGAATTCCGGGTGGGTGTAGTGGTCAAGCATCCTGCTGTCTTTGTGCCCGGTTCGGCCCATGGCATCGTGCCGCAGCACCCCGAGGTCGAGTAGGCGGGTGGTGAAGGTATGCCTGGTGTCATGCAACCGCATTTTGAATCCGCAGTTGCGAAAATGTCTGCTGACCGCCCTGCTTACCGAGTTTGCGTAAAATCTTGGCAGGATATATCCGACCTCACCTTTCCGTTGCAGCAGCAAGTTGTATAGGCGCTCACCCAGGCCCACCGAGCGCTCTTCGTCGTTTTTGGTCACATTGAGCAACAGGCTGCGGCTTTGCCAGTTGATGTTCTCCATCCTCGCGGCCATGGCTTCCTTGAGCCGCATGCCGCAGCCGAAAAACATGAGCAGGAACAAGGTGAGGCGCCCCCCAAGGCTGGCCGGGTTTCCCGGACCCCGCCGCTGGTCGCTGATTTCTGCCTTGGCCAGCACCGCGGCGATCTCCTCATAGGAAAGCACGGTGTGGGAGATCACCTCTTCCTTGGGGATCTTCGCCCCTTTCAACACCCCGAACGGGTTGTGCTCGATCACTCCCTCGGCCATCTGCAAGGTGAACATCCGCTTGATGTCCTGGAGGTGCTTGTTGATGGTCACTGCCTTGTATGTTTTACCCTGCCACCCATCGCGCAGCGCGGTCTTGATGCGCTCACCGTCCGAGTGGCGGATATCGCCCACGGCTTTTCCCGGCCCGAGGATCTCGACCACCCGGCCGACACGGACCTTGCGGGCCTCTGCTTCTGCTTTGCAGCAGTCATAACAGCTATTCGATTGCTTGTACTCCTCGGCCGCCTGTGCCAAAGTCTTTCTGGCATCCTGATAGGTGTTGAGCCGCTCCGCATCTTTCCGGCTGATCATGCGGTGTCGATGCCAGTGTTCAAGATCCGCGGCCGTGAGTTCCTGGTGCATGGTCTTGATCTCGATGAGATCGGCGAGGGCCTTCATTTCTCTGGCCTGCGATTTGTCGGCGGCGGAAAGCTTCTTATCCAACCACGTTCCGTCCGGCAGATAAAGACGCCAGCGGACACGGTACTTGGGGCCTTGCTTTGTGATGGAAGCGGTCATACTACATCTCCCGAGCCATGGTGAGGACCTCGACACCCCCAGCCGCCACCACCTTGAGCCTGTCGACAAAGCGGCCATCGCGGGGGCCCACGATCAACACCACGGCCCCGCGCCGCCCGGTCATTGCCGCGTAGTATTTGGCCTGGCCATATCCTTCAGCCCATTTTTTCGCCCAGTCGAATTCAACGGCCAGGGTATCGGTGAGGCAGTCCACCCGGCCACCACCCGGCAACACGTATTCCGTGACCCCGCCATGCTCGGCGCACCACTTGTCCTGGTAGTATTTTTCCGTCTGCTTGCCCGCGGCGCTGGCGTTGGTGACAAGGAGGAGAATGGCTACCACTTGTAACCACAGTGTTGGCATATAAATTGGCTCCGCACTTTTTTAAATACGGGGGCTAAAAATCCCGCGACTGCAACATACTTCAACTTTGATCCAGTTGTTATTCTGTTTACGGAAGTTGAACCGCATGTCGGGCAAGAAATAACAGGTTGAAGTACTTTCTTTTCTGATAAGTCGTAATATCCATCTTCATCAGGATCAAACCAGTCATGTGATTTACCGCACGTACCGCACCGTCCGTTTTCTTTGATAATTCCGGTGCAGCTTCCGTCAGGGCAAGCGATGCGCTTGCCTGCGGCCACCGCCGCAATAGTTTCGTCCATGGCTACCGCAAGATCAACAGGGCGACCGCAGTGCGGGCAGGCCGGGGCCATGGTCGAAACATCTTTCCCGCAATCCTCGCATTGTATTAACGCCATTTCAGCCCCCCTGTTTACCGCTCATTAAATACCACCCCAAAAAAGCCAGAACCACATTGTAGATCCCCCCAGGCTAATCAGCTTATTTGACAAAATTAGTATCTGTCCATCCAATGAAATATTCATTTCCCCATAATAATTTAACCTTGGTAAGACTGAACCCATCCCATGCAAGCACGTCGGCTTTCATGCCCTCCATAACATTGCACTTACATTTTCCGTCAATCAGCATCCAGGATAATACCTGCGGGGATTTTCTGTTTTTGACATATTCCTTGAAATACTCTTTTGTCGTGCAAACTGGGGCTCCCTTAATAAGGGTTTCCGCCCCGGCGGTAGTTGCCAACCAAAGAATAATTGGGATAAAAAACAAGCTTCTTTTCATGGTGTGTCATTTTCCCCGTATTTTTTCAGTATTGTGCAAGCTGTGGTTGTGCCGATAAGCGGCCAGGTATAAGCCTAAGCATTGGCCGCCGAGTCTCTTTTTTGGCTTGCCCCTTGGTTGAGAATCAGCCTTTTCAGTTCTTCCATATCCCGATCATGTTTCACCTGCATCAACTCCAGTTTTTCTCTTACCCCCTGCATTTCATCCTCCGTTTCCACTGCCTTGTGAAAGGCGTCAATGTTGCGCTCCAGGGCGGAGCGGTAAATGGTTTTTGAGGTGATGACCCGTGCGGTCTTGCCAATGTAGTCATCAAACTTCGGGTTTGCATCCCGGTTGGGCAGGTGCGCAAAGGTCGCCTGCGGTCCTGTTGCCTCCTCCCCTTCTCCGTCCGCCAGCCACCCGACGGTGACGTTGCAGGCGCGGGCGATCTTGATGAGGTTCTCTCTGTTTGGCTCACTTAAACCGTTCAGATACCCGCTCATTGTTGTCTGCTTAATCCCACATTTCCGGGCAAAAGCGTTCCCAGAGAGTCCACTAAGCAAAGAATTTAAGCGCTCGGCAAATTTATTTTCCATAATATATCAACATGTTATAAAAAATTATTGGTTCATCCAAAAATCTGCTTGACTATCATTCGGAATTTCGCTTACTATCGTCCTAAAGGAACACGCTTTCAAACATTCACCAATTCGGATGACAAGCACATGAGCTTTTCCACTACCTCCACCCTGAGCATCAACGGGATTTCGGTGACGCTTTCCGTGCAAGTTTCAGCCGCATCTTTTCGCAGGCAAGCTGAAGAGTGGCCAACTGTTTTTTCAACCGAAGAGATTGAAGGTCTAGCCCTGAAGGTTCAGCAGGGAATGCCGCAAACGCTTCTTCAAGCGCAGCAGTCAGTTTCTCGAAGTTTATTGATTGGGGCATCTGAGATTCTCCAAGATCAAATTAGTGTTTTAGCCAAACCATAAAATCAGGAGGAAAAAATCATGCAAAAAGACACCGAGTTAGTTGGCCTGGAGGTCAGGGTCAGGCCGTTATATACAAATGAGTTCGTGACCTCCAAAGTTTCCTCCGTATTCAGGTTTAACCAGAAGCCAGTACTGGTCTTGGAAAGCGGTCATCAGGTGTCGCCCGAGGAGTGCTGTCTTTTGGATGGCGAACCGCTGTTTTCAAATGACCCCTCGACATTTTACTTTTCCGGAGCCCACCGCCGTGGCTGGACTTGCCCAAACTGTCGGCAACCGAACAGCCTGGCTGATCTCACCATCAAAGAATCGCATCGCAAGATCGTCGCCCTGTTTATGGGTGATTCTCTCTGTATTCACTGCAAGCACTGCAAGGATTCCACCTTGCTCACTCTTCGCGGGGACGCTTCTTTGGTTGCCCATAACCCCCTCCCAGAAGATACAGGTTGTGCTTGTGGCCGGGACTCTCTTGGTAGCTGAGGTTTAAGAGTAGATCGCGCAATTTCCTGATAGCATCCTCCGCCCTGTTCGTCAGGAGCAAAACCTTGGTGGACAATGGGTAGGCCTTTGAAATTTCGCTGCTCAGAGTTGAGAGTTTGTTCTGCATCAGTTGGAGCTGCTGGCCTGCTTTCCGGTGCTGTTTCAGGGTGAAGCAAGGTTTTTTTGCCATGAAGTCTCCTTACAAAAAAAGAGGTTGAACACCAATGAAACCGCATGAAATACGGGCCGCCATGGTGCTGGCCCAAACCAAGATCAAGGACATTGCTGAGCAGTGCGGACATCATCCGCCGGCTGTCCACCAGGTGATCAACAACGAGCGTCCCAACCCGCGCATCCGCGCAGCCATCGCCGAGGCTATCGGCAAGCCGGTGGAAGAGATATGGCCGGTCCAAAAATCCGAGGAGCAGGCCGCTTAAACGAAATATCCCCCTGGCCCTGGACGCAATTCGGGCTTGTTGGGTGGCACTGACGATCCTATCAGGGCCGGGGGGCTTTGTGCAATACCTAAAAATTACTTGAATCATCATGGCGTCATCGTATCAGGCAGGGAGAAGAGGGTAAATGGCAAACGGAGACAAGAAAATGCAATCCTGGCAGGTGCTGCATTTCGCAAGAAAACACCTTGGCCGCAGCGTGTTGTATGCCATTTTCGGAAAAAAGAACGCCAGGACTGTTGACTATTGGTGTGAAGACCCAAGGTACACGGGAAAGGAAGACCGAGCTTTTGACCCTATCCAGGGAGTCAAGGATCTGCTCGACGCCTTGGATGACCAGGGACACACCCCAATTGTCCGCGCCTGCCTTAATTTTCTCAGATCAGGAACATCGCTTGAGGAAGAAAAGCTGCCAATGGTCAGCGAGCTGCTGCCGACACTGGCAGAGGAAAAACTTGCCGACTACATAGCCCTGGCTGAGTTTCAGTCCGCCATTGAAAGGTGCAGGCCATACGAAGAGGCAAACGCGCTTAAAAAGGCGGCAATTGAAGAGATTGAGCGGACCTTTGCGAAATATGTAAAGGATTGCGGACACCACAAACCGGAGGAGCAGGCGGCATGAACCAGCAAGCGCTTTTTGCAGCCAAGAGAGAGTGCCCGACCATCCAGGAGCAAACCGGCTGGCGGCGGGTCCACCCCATGCAGATTTGCCAGGAACCGTCGGCGCTTTTGGCGGTCTCCTCTTACTCCTATGACCTGAGCAACAAGCATTTCGTTTCCTATTTCCTGGACAGAACAGGGATCGATCTTCACCACGACCATCTCGACCGCCGCCGCATCTTTTTTATTACTGCCCCCTGGCCGGAGGTGGAGCGGTGGATATTGAGCAGCCCAGAGCTGACATATCTGGGAACAGGGCTTCCGGTTGCAGAGATGGAGCGCCACAGCATGGTCAAGGTGTGGAAAATAATGCGAGCCAAGCTGCAGGATTGCTGGGAAATCTGGATTACTTCAATCGTCCCAGAAGGCATCAGCATGAATCTGGAAAAAGCAAAAAACATTAATACCGACCTCGGTATCTCCATCAACGATATCGAAAACAGCCGCCCAGAAAATCTGCCAGCCATAGCCGCCGCGTCAATAATGAAAGCATATCTGGCATTGATGCTGGTTGCTGCTGACGACAAGTTTAGCTTTCGTCTCGAAACAATTTCCCCAGGAACCATGCTTCGCGTTACAGAAGCTCGCAACCAACTTGTGCGCGCCCTTAGGTCTGGCTCGAACTCCGAAAATATCCGCTCACAAACCAGAGAGCACCTGGCCGCCATCGTGGGAATCACTGCACTTTGGGTAAACCACATGGAGCAGGCGGCATGAGCCCCGAAACCGTCACCATGACCCGCGCCGACCTCGCCGCCCTGGCTTGCGAAATGGCCAAGCAGATCACCGACGTGGTGCAACACCAGTTGGCGCTGCCAGAGCTGTACGCATTCCCCGAGGATATCGTCAAGATCACCAAGGGCAAGGTGCCTACAAATACCCTGATTTACTGGAGGCAGCAGGGCTTGTTCAAGACGATCAAGCTGGGAAAGCACCTGTTTGTGCGTCCTGACGATTGGCAATATTTCGTGGATAACCACCGTATTTTGTTTGGGAAAGCAAAGAAGTCCAAACGTGAGGCAAGGGCCTGATGCTCTCCGGTGATGCTACGGAACAGCCTAGTCCCTACTTTCGTGGCCAGCTTGACGGGCTGGACTCCTCGCGGTCATCGAATCAGGCAATTGGCGAAGGATTGCGCGCCAAGGGATCTGGAGACTGGTGCTGCGCAATAAAAGTGCTGCGGAATCTGGACGAAATGATCCGGCAGGAATTCGGCTGAGGATAAGGCAATGGGCGATCGGCAGTGGACAGGTTTTTCCTCTTCATCCCCGCCCACGGTTGATCTGGCCCTGGACTCCATCGAGGCCAACGACATGGAACGTGAAGTTGTCCATCGGGTTTGCCGGGTTGACGGAGCCAGGAGCGCTTTGCGGGTGGTAGCCCAATATCGGGCAGCACGGCAGGAATCAACGCAAACTGAGGTGGGGGTATGATGGCATGCACAAAGGAATTTCTGCACAGTCTCGGAATAGGTCTGCTTGTGGCGGTGTTGCTCATGGGAATAGGCGGCGCGATGGTGACACTCTCTTGGGCGGCGAGCACGGGCATCCTGACTTCTGCCTCAAATCATACCGGACCACGCATGGCGGCTTGCTATGTGGACTTTGTCAAAGAAGATGCCCGTTTGCAGGTGGCAAGGCATGACCAGCGTTGAGCGCTGCGGAAACTGTACGTGGCGCACGGCCTGGGGTTGCCAGAGCCGGAGCGGGGTTGCCTGTGCAGCATGGGAGCCGGACGAATGAAGATTGCTGACCAGGTCGTCACGCTGTTATGCGTTTCCCTGGTTGCCGGGGCCATGCTTGGCGCCCATGTAAATCAGGCGCTGCGGAATGAGATCGCGTTCGTTGAGGCTGTGCAGAGGGAGCTGGCCCAGATGGCTGTAGTTGGATGGTGGCACAAAGATCCCGTAACGCTGCAGTTGTATTTTGAGAAGAAGTGAAAGGAGAGATCATGGGAGATTCGCTGGGGTACACCATGCCGGCTGAGCTGGCGAAGAAGATAAAGCCAATGCCTGCGGATATGATGCGGCTGATAACCATCAAGCAACTGAACACGCAAGCCTATTGGGTGCGGCCGGTGATAACCGGAGCCAGACCCAGCGCTTGCCCATGTTGCGGTGCGGTCCACCCCCTGGCTGCCCACGGAGTATGCGGCGGCTGTTACGATCCCACCACTAAAAAAGGGCTTTATGGCCACGCCTTGCTGGACCACCTGGCTCACCGGGCCAAATGCGGCAAGAAGATTAGGCCATCTGGGCCCAAAGCTATAAAGAAATCCATCAGCCCGGCCTCGGTGCCGTCATATCCTGCGGCCCCCCACGCCGGTGCCGGGCTGGTGGAGTCCCAGCACCTTATTCTGAAAGCAATCCACCTTTCTCTTGGCCTTGATCCATTCGAGCCTTTGTCTGAGATACCGAATCACATTGACACGCTCATAGCCAACGTGATTCACCACAAAGAGCAGGGTGAGGCGGTTGCGAAGGAATACAGCAAAGTGGCGGAAATCATTGGCGTCAAAGGGTGTAACACAATACGAGAAAGAGCCGTACAACTGATGGCTGAACTGGACAGCGCCACCGCGAAGGTTGCAAAACTCACGGAAGAGGTAGCCACCCTCAACCGCCTCATGGCCAGAGAGCCAATTCGAGAATCATCCGTTACCATTCCAGGACCTCGGGAAACATGCGAAAACATTTTGGGCATTCTCGGTATCGGTAACGGAATCGCCTTGATAGAGCATGATCCGGAGGAAGACGAAGACCTGGAGGCGATTACCGCAGGATTGATCCGGGGCGCCATCGCGGAAGGAGTTTGGGGCCAGCCTCCCATGGCTGCCCAGGAATTCACTGACGATGCTATCGTGGCAAAGTGGTCAGCGTTGCCTGTGCCTGATGGATACGAGGCATTAACCTCAGTGCTCCAAGAGGCCATTGACCAGGCTGCAAATGGCAAGGGACTGGACCGCCACGCCGACGGCAAACCATTCCATGAGCAACCGATTCTGCGTGAGGCGATGGCAGTAGGCCTCGGGTTCCCTGCGGGCCAGGCCCGCAAGAAGATACTCGAGGCAGTGCGCTGCTGCGATGATCACCCGGAGCGTGCCGTTGCCGATTTGCTCGGAGCCATCAATTACACCGCCGCCCTGATCATCGCCATCCGCTCCATGATGGTTGAGCGGGCAGCATGATAGATCCGGCATGGGGATTGACAGCAGCCAGCGTTCTAGGCGCAGGACTTAACGCCATAGGGCGCCGTGCTGGGTTCACCGTCTGGATATTCAGCAATATCGGCTGGATCATAGCCAATGCCTACCGTGGACTTTGGCCACAGGTAGGGCTCTTTACAGCCTACCTCGGCTTTTCCGTGGTGGGCTTTTTCATGTGGCCTGGGTTTGCATCCAAGGACAGTCGTAGGGAGACCACAATCGATGTCGCCTGATACCATTGGCCTGCATCAATCAGATGGCCACCTCGTGCCGCAAGCCGTTTCCTGTGTGCAGACGCCGCGCTTGCTTGATGCCGCGAAGGTGCAGACCGCCATTGGTGGCCGTACCTCATCCATGAGCCGCGCGATTTTCGCCCCCCCTCCCCCTCCCTTATGGGAATCATTCCCAAATGTCCAATGGGGTCGCCACATTTCGCGGGTCCTTCTGGGGGACTCCTCCAGCAAGGGTCGGCCCCCCTCGATTCTTTTGCGCGCGGAAATTCCGGTAAGGGGTGGAATTGTGGAATTGGGTTGGAGTTGTTCTTGCGGCTGCAAAAATGTGGGGGGACGGTCATGGTGATCTGTCCTCATTGTCATGCTGCATGTGGGACTCGGAACGGATTTACCTCTGGAGGTCGCCAGGTAATGCGGTGCCGGGCCGTTGGTTGCCGAAAAATTTTCGTGCTGAATCCGGATCGCCCAAGGGTAAGCAAGGCCGGGAAGGAAATCGCTTTTCACCTGGCCGGTCAGATCGGAAAACCGCTCACCGCCGCCATGATCGCCGAGGCCACTGGCTTTGCCGAGCGCACCATCTATCATTTCCGTAAAAAACAGGGGGCGTCTGGTGTCTGACGATCAACCGGAAAATCGCGGGAGTCAATCCCACTCTGACATAGACGAGATAAAGCGATTGATCCAGGAGAGGGCGGATGCGGAGCGGGATGCCGCGCCAGCCGACAAACCTCGAGGGGTGGCAGGCCTGGATCTCGAATTCATCGAAGAGTGCCGGCACAAAAACGAGGTCGGCGACTCGGAGATTTACTGCGCCCTACACCGTAAACGGTACGCGAAAAACGTGGATACCCTCGGCACCTGGTATGCCTTCACCGGCCACCACTGGCAGATCGACAAAACCAGCCGCTCTCTCGATGCGGTGGAGGATGTTGTCATGGCCTATCTCCGCGTGTTGGCCGATATCGAGGAAAAGCTCCTCAGCCTCGGCGGCGACGAAAACAAGAAGGACATCGTGGTCGCCCTCAAGAAGAAAAAAGGCTCGATCATCGGCCGCTGCAACCGACTCCGCACCGGCCGCGGCCGCAAGAACGTCCTCGACCTGGCCACCTCCAACTCCGACCCACTGGTCATCACCTATGACCAGCTGGACCAGGACCCTTTTCTCCTGGGCGTAAAAAACGGGGTGGTGGATCTGCGCACCGGCCTCCGCCGCGACGGCAGCCCGGCGGACCATATCACCATCGTCTCCCCCACCGAATACCACGGCGTCACCGCCAAATGCGATGCCTGGCGAAATTTTCTTATCGAGGTGCTGGTGGATCAATCCACCATCGACTACCTCCAGCGCCTCATGGGCTATGCAATCATCGGCGCGGATCTCGGCGTCCGGGTCTTCCCAATCTTCCACGGGGAGCACTCCCAAAACGGAAAGGGCACCATCAAGGAGGTGCTGCTCTCGGTCCTGGGCCAGGTGGCCGGCACCATCCAGTCGGAGATGCTGATCGCCACCAAGTTCGCCAAGGCTGCCGGCAGCCCGACCCCGGAGATCATGGATCTCAAGGGCAAGCGCCCCGTCTTTGCCAGCGAGACCGAAAAAGGCCAACGATTCGCCACCGCAGCGGTCAAGCGTTACGCTGGCGGCGACAAGCTCAAGGGCCGCGGACTCCAGGATCGAGACTTCACCGAGTTCATCCCCAGCCACACCATGTTCCTGCTCACCAACTACACGCCCCACGCGCCGGCCGACGATCATGGCTTCTTCAACCGGGCCAAGATCATCCCATTCCCTTTCTCGTTTGTGGAGGATCCCAAGGCCCCGTACGAGAAAAAGGCGGACCCAGACCTTCAGAAAAAGCTCCTGGCCGAGGCCTCCGGCATTCTCGGCTGGCTGGTGGAGGGGGCGCTCCTTTTTCAGAAGACCGGCCTCTGCACCCCGGACAGCATCAAGGAGCCCACCGCCGCCTACAAGCGCGGCGAGGACCAGATCCTCGATTACGTGGAGGCTTGCTGCACCCAGGGCCCAGATCTCAGGGAGAACGCCACCAATCTCTACACCACGTTCCGGGTCTGGTGGCGGGAAAACGTCAACAACACCCCGCCCAACAGCCGCAACTTCGGGGACGGCCTAAAAATCCATTTCAAAAAGGAGAAGAAGGGCACCGTCACCTACTTTGGCCTGGAGGTCAAACCGGAGATCCTGGCCGAGGCCATCAAAGACGAAAACCCATCAGACTACAAGAGGTTGTACTGATGCTTCTGGACGGTATGGACATATTCCAGGACATTCCATGGAACATCAACCATGCATTATTTGCCATGATTACACACACTTGCGCTCTTGCGCGTGGACAGTGGACAGTCTGGACCTTAGTACACGGCCAAATATATTCAAGGGTGGAATGTTTACGCGCACGCGCAATATATAACCCTCCACACTGTCCAACTATCCATAAAGGAGAAGAGAGAAGAAGATGAGTATGATGCAATTCCATGGTTTTCCTGGCTTTTCCGGATTTCGCGCCGGAAACAAAAACGGTGGAGAGTACCACGGCAAATGTCCAGCCAATGGTCCAGACTGCGTTTGCACCGAAGACAACACCGACCGGATGCGGATCTGGCCGCACCAGGGGCCGGTCGGCATGTTCAGTTGCCGCAAGTGCGGCCATAACGGCGACGCCATCCAGTGGCTCAAGGATTTCCAGGGCATGGGATACCTGGAGGCCTGCGCCTACCTCGGCATCGAGCCAAAGTCAAAGACCGCTGCCTCCATCCCTGGCCGGGCAAAGGAATCCAACCCGGAGCCGGAGCAGATCCGCAAGCTCACCATCCACCCCTTCTCCTCCCCGTCCCAGGTATGGATCGAGCATGCCGAGAAGTTCGTGGCCTGGTGCCATGAGCAGCTCCTGTCCAATCCGGAACAACTGGCCTACCTATCCGCCAGGGGGATCAGCAAGGCCGCGGCCATCTCCTGCCGCCTCGGCTGGAACCCCAAGGACACCTACCGCGACCGGGCAAGCTGGTCACTTCCCCAGGAACTGGACGGCAAGACCGGCCGACCCTTGCGTCTCTGGCTGCCCGCCGGCCTGGTCATCCCGGTCTACCGCGCCGGAGTTCTCCAGCGGGTGCGGGTCCGCCGCCCGGCCTCGGAACGGGAAAAATTTTTACCGAAACGCAAATACCACCGGATCCCCGGCTCCTCCATCACCACCATGATCCTGGGTGAATCCTCCCGGGCCTTCGCCGTGGTCGAGGCGGAGCTGGACGCCTGCGCCATCTTCTCATCCGCCCATGATCTAGTCGGCGCCGTCTCCATCGAAACCCTCGAGGGAAACATTGACGCCGAGGCAGCGGCCATCCTCGCCAAGGCCCTGATCATCCTCGACGCCCTGGACGCGGACGATCCGACCACCCCGGCCCTGCAGCGGGCCCTGGCCAAATGGGCCGTAACCTTCCCCTCCCATCTCCGCTGGCCGGTGCCGGTGGGCAAGGACCCGGGCGAGGCGCACAAGGCCGGGGTTGATCTGCGGACATGGATCCTCGCCGGCCTGCCGCCGGTCTTCACGGTCGGTTCCGGCCTTGCGGAGCTTCCCGGACAGTCAGCTTTTTCTGGCTTGTGTGGGGGGACGGCGGAAATCGAGGATGGTGACGATGCCGAGGTGGTTGATGCGTCTGCCTCAAATGATGGGGAAAAACAAGAAACGGTGACGCCGGGAGAAGCCTGTGTCGATCAAGACGACATTGCCGAGCTGGCCGCGCTCCTGGTCGCGCATCCGGTGCGGGTGCTCAAGAGCAAGGACGGCGGAGAGGTGCGCATTCAGTGGCAACCGGCTTGGCGGCATGCGAACCAAGTAACGGCCAACCGGATTTCCGATCTTGTTTTTAGGTCGGAGCAGGCCGGGTTGGCCATTCACCGGCATCCTGCCATGGTGATCAACGGCGGAAATATGCTGTCAGGAGCGAAAATATGACGGTTGAGATCCTCACCGGCGATTGCCGGGAAATCCTGCCGCTCATGCCGGAGAAAAGCGTCCATTGCTGCGTGACCTCGCCGCCGTATTGGGGCCTGCGCGATTACGGGGTGGATGGCCAGATCGGGCTGGAGTCCTCCCCGGCGGAGTTTATTTCCGAAATGGTCAAGGTGTTTCGGGAGGTCCGCCGGGTGCTGCGGGACGACGGGACGCTCTGGCTGAATCTTGGCGATACCTACGCCGGGGCAAGAGGACAATCAAGCCGCGGCGGGGCACCAAGCGCGTCAAGCACCCTGGCGGGCAACGGCCACCGCGGCGGCGGCCCGAAGCTGGGCGGGCTGAGTACCGTGAGCCGCCGCAGGGACAATGCGGTAATCCCGCGCTCCGACCTCGCCGTTCCCGGCCTGAAACCGAAAGACCTTATCGGCATCCCCTGGCGTGTCGCCCTGGCCCTGCAGGCCGACGGTTGGTATCTGCGCTGCGACATCATCTGGCACAAGCCGAACCCTATGCCGGAAAGCTGCAAGGATCGGCCGACCAAGGCGCACGAGTATGTCTTTCTGCTCTCGAAGTCAGAAAAGTATTACTACGACCACGACGCCATCAAGGAGCCGGTAACAGGCACGGCTCACGCTCGGCGCGGTTACAAGTCGCCGGACGGATGGGACACCAGCACCGGGGATGGCGGGCACGGATCATTCCATAAGGCCGGCCGTGAAAAAGGGAAAATTTCCGGTGTCGGGCCAAAGGCTGCGGCTGCTGGCTTTGGAGTAAAGAGCAACCCGCAATACTCCGCCGCCATAGTCGATCTGGTCAACAGCCGCAATAAACGCTCCGTGTGGACCGTGCCCACGCAGCCATACTCGGCGGCCCACTTCGCCACCTTCCCGGAAAAACTTATCGAACCGTGCATCAAGGCTGGTTGCCCTCGGGGGGGGGTGGTGCTGGATATCTTCGGCGGTAGCGGCACCACGGGTCGGGTGGCCACCAGGCACCGCCGCAATGCGGTGCTGATCGAATTGAATCCGAACTATGTGAAGCTGCAGCATGAGCGGACCTCCATGGTTCAGTTGTGCGCATTCTAAGAAGGATCAAGATATGACCTCAATCATCCTGAAATACCGCGACCGGTTCCGCAAGTCTCCACAGCTTTCCATCAACTTCGGAGAGCTGGCCATCGACAATTTTGCCGGAGGGGGCGGAGCGTCCACCGGAATCGAGGCTGCTATAGGTAGACCTGTAGATATAGCCATCAACCATGACCCGGGCGCGGTGGCCATGCACGAAGTCAACCACCCCGGCACGCGCCACTATTGCGAATCGGTTTGGGCTGTGGACCCGCGCAAGATATGCGCCGGCCGTCCGGTGGGAATCGCCTGGTTCAGCCCGGACTGCAAGCACCACTCAAAGGCCCGCGGCGGAAAGCCGGTGGAAAAGAAGATCCGCGGTCTGGCCTGGGTGGCAGTGCGGTGGGCCGCCACGGTTCGGCCAAGAATAATCATCCTGGAAAATGTTGAGGAGTTTGTTTCCTGGGGACCGCTGGTTACAGCGGCAAACGGAGACTGTTATCCCTGCAAGAGACGGAAGGGGGAGACGTTCCGGCATTTCGTCAATTCGCTTCGCAACCGTGGATACGAAGTCGATTGGAAAGAGCTGCGGGCCTGCGACTACGGGGCGCCGACCATCCGCAAGCGTTTCTTTCTGGTCGCCCGCTGCGACGGACAGGCGATTATCTGGCCGGAACCGACCCACGCCGACCCGAAGAGCGAGGCGGTAAAGAGCGGCCGCTTGCTTCCTTGGCGCACCGCGGCCGAGTGCATCGACTGGTCGCTCCCCTGCCCTTCAATTTTCGAGCGGCAGCGCCCTCTTGCCGAGGCGACCATGCGGCGGATCGCCAAGGGTGTCATGCGCTATGTGGTGGAAAGCAAAGAGCCGTTTATTGTGCCGCTCACCCACCACGGAAAACGCTCGAATCACAGCATTAAAGAGCCATTCAAAACGGTTACCGGGGCAAATCGCGGGGAGTTGGCGCTGGTTACCCCCTTCCTCACCGAACATGCTAATGCGTCGAATCAGCGGAATATGCCAGCAGACGGGCCGCTGCGGACGCAGTGCGCCCAGGTGAAAGGCGGTCATTTCGCCCTTGTTACCCCATTTATAACCAAGTTTCGCAATGGTTCTGTTGGTTCTGCCCTCAATGAGCCAATCCACACTCTGACCGCAGGCGGCACCCCTGTCAAGCCGAGCACCGGAAACACCATGGGACTTTGTACGGCTTTTCTCGCCAAGCACTACACCGGAGTGGTCGGTTCCGACCTGGCTCAACCAATAGGGACGGTTACCGGGATCGATCACCACTCTTTCGTGGCGGCCAGTGTGGTGCGTCATTTCGGCGAGAGCGTCGGCTCTTCGCCATCCGAGCCGGTTGGCACCATCACCGCCGGGGGCATGGGCAAGACCGGCATCGTCGCCGCGCACCTGGCCCGGCATTATGGTTCAAGCTACGGTGTAGACATAGACAATCCGGCCTGCACCGTAACCGGGAAAAATAAAGACTCCCTGGTCACCTCCCATCTGGTCAAGCTGCGCGGCACCTGCAAGGATGGCCAGCCGGTCACCAAACCGGCTCCGACCATCACGTCCGGCGGCACCCATGTCGGAGAGGTCCGGGCCTTCCTGATGAAATATTACGGGACCGATCAGGACCCGAACCTGCTGGATCCGCTCCACACCGTGACCACAAAAGACCGCTTCGGCCTGGTAACCGTCAAGGGAGAAGAATACCAGATAGTCGATATCGGCATGCGGATGTTGTCGCCCCGCGAACTGTACCGCGCCCAGGGGTTCCCGGATGACTACATCATCGACCGCGATTCGCACGGCAAACCGATCACTAAGACGGAACAGGTCGCCAAGTGCGGCAACAGCGTTTGCCCGCCGATTGCCGAGGCTCTGGTTCGGGCGAATATGTATGCAGTTGAGTCCATGCTCACCGGAAATCAATCCGAACTGGGAGGGGGAAAACAGTGACCATGCCATCCGAAAAGCGCCTTGCAAAAGGCCTGTGGTGGGACCGCAACTGGTCGGTGCTGGAAGGGTGCACCCCATGCTCGCCTGCCTGCGATAACTGCTTTGCCGCCGAGTATGCCCACCGGTTTGCGGGTTCGCTGCCTTATCTGCGCGGGCTGACCAATGCAGACGGCAAATGGAACGGTACCGTGCTCATGCGCCAGGACCAGCTGGACCTGCCGCTCAGGACCAAGAAGCCCACCGTCTGGTTTGTGGCTGAACGGTCCGACCTGTTCCACCCTGCCGTTTCGGACGAATATCTGGACCGCATCTTTGCGGTGATTGCCCTGGCCCCGCAGCACACGTTCATGGTGCTGACCAAGCGGCCGGAACGGATGGCTGCTTATTTCCGCGGCTGGGTTGATGGGGTGAAAACGGTAAAGACCTCCGCGCCAAACATCATCGGGGAGTTGCGTTTGCCTCTCCCCAACCTGTGGCTCGGCACCACGATCTGGGACCAGGCCAGCGCCGACCGCAATATCCCTGTCCTGCTCCAGACCAGGGCTGAAAACCGCTTTGTCTCCATCGAGCCGATGCTGGGGCCGATTAATTTGGCTTCGCACTTCTGGCCGCAGCGGTTGTGGAAGCGTGACCAGGTTGCTTTTGCGGAAAAGGCCCACGAATACATCGACTGCATGATCCCTATGTTGGATTGGGTTATCTGTGGCCTGGAGTCAGGCCGAAATGCCCGGCCGGGTCATCCCGCCTGGGTAAGAGCCCAGCGCGATCAGTGCGCGGCTGCCGGGGTGCCGTTCTTTTTCAAGCAGTGGGGGGAATGGGCGCAATGCGATCCGGATTCAGAAGCCGCGAGGTCTACCCCGCACAGCGGATATTGCTCACCGGTTGCACATACTTCCTTTGCAGAACAACAACGGTCTTATTGCTATCCAGGTGGAAAAATAAAAGGCGAGCGGGCACTTATTGAAGATGGGTTCTGTTATGTGGCCCGCGTCGGCAAGAAAGCATCCGGTCGCCTGCTGGACGGCAAGGAACACCTGGAGTTCCCTAAATGAGCCAAGCCGGTTCCGCTCCAGTTTCGGAAAACAAACCGTCCGCGGCGGAGACCTTCGCCACCCAGCAGGAGGTGTTGGCCTACCTCGTAAAGTCGGGCGGTTACAAGATCGGTAAATCCGCCCTCTCCAACCATGTGCGGGAGCGGCGGCTGACCAAAAAAAAAGGCGTGTTCAGTCGTAAGGACGTGGACAGCTATGCTCTCCACCTTCAGTCCGCCGCCACCGGCCAGGCCGAGGCGGATAAAAAGACGACCGAGCTGCAGAATCGAAAGCTCACCGCCGAAATCTGCCGCACCGAGGAGCAGGCCCTCAAGGCGAAGATCGAGAGGGAGGCGTTGGAGGGCAAATACATCCTCCGGGCGAATCTTGAGCTGGAGCTGGCCAGCCGGGCGGTTGTTTTCGACGCAGGTCTCCGGGCCATGATCCAGGGGCAGGTGCCCGCCTGGATAGAGCTGGTGGAAGGCGATCAGGCAAAGACGCCGGACATGATCGAGGCGATGATTGTTTCCGTTGGCCGCCTGCTTAGTGATTACGCATCGACATCACGGTTTCAGGTGGTGTTCAAGGGTGAGGAGGATTGATTATGGAATGTGCCTGCGTTGAATCTTGTGGTGATGAGTATGCAGAGTCTACCCATACTGAGATTATCTTCGCAATAAATCAGGTTAAATGCGGGGAGTGCTACCGGATAATTCAGCCCGGAGAGCAGTACGAGCTATGCACGCTGCTCTTTGAGGGCGAGTGGTCGCGGTGCAAGACCTGTCTTGACTGCCGGAGCGTCACCGCTGCTTTTTTCTGCGGGTTCACCTTTGAGACCGTATGGGAAGATCTGGGGAACTCTCTCCTGTACTCAGATGGGAGGTTCCCGGAAGACAAAGTTCATCTTCTGACCCCGGTGGCCAGGGAGAAGGTGTTTGCGCTGCTCGAGGATATTTGGGCAGACATGCCACAGGATGAATAAATCATCCTACCTGAAAACAAGTAGAAAACTAACTGTTATCCACGATTTTTCATACAGATAGCAAGAAAGCGCACCGAAATGAAAAAAATAAAAAACAGCCTGACCATCCCGCAGCAGACCATGGAAGAGCTGGGCCGCCGATGCGGGAACAAGCAAAACGCGCTTTCCGGCCAGGTCAGCCGCGACCTGATGTTTTACCATTCCCTGCTGGATCTGCTCGGCATGGAGGCGATGATCGAGGGCAGTTTCAGCGAACCGGAGATCCTGCTGCTGCTCGCCGCCACCTCCACCCTGGCTGTGGACTCAGGCAGTCTGGCCGGCATCGCCCCGCGTATCGCCGCGGCCCTGGCGGAGCATACCTGCCGGGAGAATCATCAGGCCATGGCGATCCTGAGCCGCAAGGTCATGAAGCTCTCGATCAGCAAGGCGCTGTGGTTGTGGGACAGGCTGACGGTGTACCGGGCCAACGGCCATAGGCACCAGGACCGGGAGTATCTGCTGGCTCTGTTTGGGGTGCGATGATGGATCTGATCCTGCCGGTCAAGGGGGTCTACTTCGCCCAGATCGCCGCTGGGCTCAAGCCGGAAGAATACCGGCTGCGCTCTGCTTACTGGTGCAGGAGGATCGAGGGTAAGGTTTTTGACCGGGTGATTGTGACCTGGGGATATCCGAAAAGCACCGACTCCGACCGGCGGTTGGTGCTGCCGTGGCAAGGGTGCACGGTGAAGACGATTACGCATCCGCATTTTGGACCGGAGCCGGTTGAGGTGTTTGCTATTGATGTGCGGCCCAAAGATTAAGCTGAGCCGCGGGAACCAAAAACGGGAGGATACTGTGATGAACACTCCACAAATACCGGAGATATTGAAAAAGAAGCTTGTGTTTGGAGATCCTGACCAGATCGCCGCGCTGCATGACTATGAATCCAGATGTAAGGAATTCTACGGCGCCGACGGAGAGCAGAGGTGGAATGTCTTTGTAGAGGTTGAGCACTCAGAGACAATTGGTGTGACTGCCAGATCCGAGGAAGAGGCCATTGAAAAGGCAAAAGAGCAGTTTGATGCAGGTGATTTCGATGTTTCGTTTCGAGCAAAGATAGCGGCTAATTGATAATGCTTGAACTCAGCGGACCCGGCCCAGGATCAGTCGGGATAGCCGCACGTTTCCCGGGTCCGATGGAGGAATATGGTTATGCCCCACACAAGCACAGCATTTGCGACAGGTATGCCGTCTGAAAATATACGGCGGTTGTTTGGCGGACCGCAGGACCAGCCGCCAGCCTCGGCCGCTGCCGACATAAAAGAACTGGCAGAACAAGTGAGGCTGCTACGAGAAGAATTGACTGGTGCCCCTTCCGTGATTCTTACGGGCCGCGCCGTGGTTGATGAATACAACCGGCTGCATGGATTGAAAACCTAACATGAGGAGATTAAAACCATGAGTGGAAGCGATACCGCAGACTGCCCAATATGCTGTGATACAGGCAAGGTTGTAGAAATGACAGAAAAGCCGTGCTCTGCGTGCAGGAGCCAAAAAACGCCGTCGTTTTCCCCGTCGAAATCAAGCGAGGTAAAAAACGCAGCTCTACGTGAAATAGAAATGCATAACGATGTGACTATGACCATTGTTGTCGGATTGCTTTTAGACAATGCTGATATTCCTGTGACGGCGGTTGCAGTAAAAATAATGAAATTATTCAAGCGCCGCGGGTATGAGCCCCAGATATTAGCATGCAACAGGCTGCTGGATGGGACAAACGTTTAACGCCTGAACTCATCGGACCCGGCCCAGGACCAGCCGGGAGTACCGCACGTTTACCGGGTCCGATGGAGGGATTTGTTTGCATTCTTTTACCGATACAGCCGGGAAACGATGGACAGCCTGTTGCGAGTGCAACCGTGGAGGCAACGGCAACGACAAGGATAAATGCTCATGTGGGTGGCAATGCACTGCGTGGAACAGTCTCGGGTGTTTTATTGGAACCGCCATTATTGGCGAGCCGCCGAAGAAGCCAAGCCGCTCAAAGGCACGATACCAACGGTTCCTGGAGTATGGAGACTGTTTCAATTCATTCCGCGACTTCTTGGTGTGGGATGGAGAGCCTGGTAGAAGCTGGAATGGTGGTTGTGTATAACGCCTGAGTCCACCGGACCGCGCCGGGAGCTTGGCAAATAACGACCGGACTCGCGGTCCGATGGGATGACTTGTTAACTGTTTTTCTTACTTGGGGGGACGATATGGGCTTAGGCGGAATTTTGATAGAAGACGACCAGATAAACGAGGCGTTCAAAGGGACAAACTTTGGCCCCAATATGGAAGCAGTTGGAGAAAGAAGAAAAGCAGTGGCAAAGGCCGTATTAAAAAGCGTGTGTGATTACCGGAACGGGCACACGATGGTTTGCATTATGCAGGAACTTGGGTTGACCAAAACTTTGAACGGGAAGCCTACAAAAGCGGCGCGACGATGGATGTATGAAGTTTTGTTGAGTTGACAGTTAACGACAAAAATCACGGGCGGCTTTAGCCGTCCGGGTGGATTGCCTGGTTGTGTGCCGGACTTGCAGGAAACAGAAATGATAGAACTGCTGAACATAGACTGCATGGAATACCTGAGAGGTTGCGCTGACAACGCCTTTGATTTGGCGATTGTTGACCCACCATATGGGCGCGGCGAGGACGGAGGAACAAACCGCTGCAGTAACGTGAAGCAGAAAAACGGGACCGTGCTGCGCTGCCTCGATGGCGGATACCAGAAAAAGAATTGGGACAAAGAGCCCCCGTCGCCGGAATATTTTGCCGAGTTGAAGCGGGTGGCGAAGCATCAAATTATCTGGGGGGTGAACTATTACCCCGTGGCATTACCTGGCGGCCGGATCATTTGGGACAAGATGAACGATGGCTCTGACCAGAGTGGGGCGGAGATAGCCTACTGCAGCCTGAATGAGCGTGTTGATGTTGTGCGGTATATGTGGCGCGGGATGATGCAGGGCGAGAGTGTTGGCAGTTTCCGGCAGCAGGGCAATAAGGCATTGAATGAGAAGCGGATACACCCGACCCAGAAGCCGGTGAAGCTGTATGACTGGCTGCTCGAGACATATGCTTGCAAAGGGTGGCGGGTTCTTGATACCCACCTGGGAGGTGGAAGTATAGCGGTTTCGGCGCATTATTTCGGCTGCGACCTAGTGGCCTGTGAAATCGACCGCGATTACTATGAGGCGGCGAGTATGCGCTTTGAGAAAGACACACGTCAACTCGCCATGTTTTAAGGCACATAACGGCGAAGTCACCGGAACCGCGTAGTTTGCGGTTTCCGCTGAACTGACTGGTTAAATTTAAAATTATTTGAGGTGTTTATGAAATGTTTTTACCATTCGTCTGACCTTGATGGGCACTGCTCAGGGGCAATTGTTAAATTGAAATTCCCCGAGTGTGAAATGCGAGGGATCAACTACGGCCAACCGTTCCCTTGGGGTGATATTGAAGAGGGTGAAACGGTATATATGGTTGACTTCGGCTTGCAACCGTTCAGCGACATGGAGGAGTTGAATAACGTTTGCGAACTACATTGGATCGACCATCACAAGACGGCGATAAACGATGCCTTCTCTGTTGGTTTTCTTGCGGGTGGAGGCCAGTTAGTTGAGGAAGGAAAGGCCGGGTGTGAATTGACGTGGGAATACCTTCACCCGGAATCTCCAATGCCAAGGACAGTTTTTCTTCTTGGACGATATGATGTTTGGGACCATGCGGCAGATTTCGACGTGCTCCCGTTCCAGTATGGAATGAGAAATTTTGAAGACACCACGCCAGATAATATCCAATTCTGGAATAGTGCTATTTTCTTCAATACTGACAGTGTGGCGAACACTGGCAGGGTGATCCTTGACTATGAAGCAAAACAGAACGCCAAGTTTTGCAATGCATATGCATTTGAGACAGAATTCAATGGGATGATAGGAGTCTGCGCGAATCGTGGGTTCACCAACTCCAAGGTTTTTGATTCGGTCTACAATCCCGTCAAACACCACCTGATGATAACCTTCGTTCGGCTTAAGCCGCCTGCCGGAAAATGGACAGTCTCTATATACTCGACCAGGGGCGATGTCGACTGCGGAGCTATTGCCAAAACCTTCGGTGGTGGCGGACATAAGGGGGCTGCTGGTTTTCAGTGCGACGGGTTGCCCTTTGGAATTTAA